TTATATTTTGGAAAAACAATTCCAACCATTTCTCCAACTTTAATGCAAGTAAAGTTAATTACAAAAAATGGTTCTCCACTTACTCCATTTCTATGGTATGCGATCTTTTCAATCTTAACTTCTGTAGTTTCTAATTCAATCTGCATTGTGAATACTCCTATTTGTTTTATGAAAATTATGCCAATCATCTTTGCGATTAAAATCATCTAAAATATCTTTTGCGACTTCTTTCCAAAATGATCCATGCGATTTTTCTATTTCTTTTAAGGCTTGCTTGTTAGTCATACCTTTTTCATTGAGGAAGTAACCTAATACTTCCTCAACTTCTATTAATAAATTGTTTTGAAATTTACCCATGCTTGGCAACCATATAATCTACATTATATCTATTCCAATCTCTAGGGTTGCTATTTTCCCCATGTAAATTTTGAACATCAACTTCATTGATATTGTATTTAATATCACTTCGATCTAATGCCTTTAATACTTTTGGAAAATCGCAATCCTCTTCGCAAGCGATTATATTTTGATCCTTATCATAATATGAATACTCACTAATCTTATCTAAAAGATTATATTTTTTTAAAGTATCTACATGAATTAAACCCCAACCATGCGAATTGTCATAAACAAAGTTGATTATATTTGTATGAAATAATTTAGTCATTTTTATTTTCCTCTCAATAAATAAGTTGTTTTTGAAAGTGGGTAAATATCACCCACTTTTAATTTTTTCACTTTGTTAATTAGTTGATCGTC